GTAATGGTGAAAATGATAGTGAGAGTGATAGTGAGAGTGATAGTAATGGTGAAAATGATAGTAATAGTGAAAATGATAGTAATGGTAATAATTAGAGTGAAAATAGTGTATATTGGTGTTTTGATGAGGCTAGTGAGTATAAGGGGTGGGTCATTAAACTCGTCTTGACTACCCCCGTCAAGTTCTAGGAGAAAGTAAAGTTCTCACTCTCGTTATCAACATTAAATACATTGAGATTATTCATCTCATTACATTACCAACTATTAACACTAATCATTATGAAAACAAACAAACCATTGTTGTTAGTTGCAATCATACTGATGATGCCAGCTATCATACTAGCATTGAAAGTAGAGCCAACTAGTGATGAACAGATTACTGCTGTTGTATTTGGAATACTATCGGCTATTGTTAGTTATCTTAGTAGAGATTAATCTCTACTAGATGATGTTGCTCATTATCAACATTAAATACTTTGCAGTTGAAACGAAAACAACTGTCAGTAATGCTACTGATTAGCGTAATTAAATACTTAATAGTCATGCCAGACGTTAAAGATTTAGCACAAGCTGCACAAGGTGCTGCTGCTTCTGAGAGTGTTAATGTAGTTGAACCAACTACTAGTGTTAATCAACCTGTTCAACCTACTGTTGATACAGATAACCAAAGTTCTGCGCAAGTGGAAACCATTGATGATGTTGTTAGACGCATCTGTACTGATGGCCATAGTTATGTAATGACTACTGTCATTACTAATATTGATTGCCAAGAACGTACAGGTCGTAATGGCAAATCTTATCTCAATGCGTTTGTTACTATTGCTAGTCCTGTTAAATGTGCTCAAAGTATGCCTGATGGTACACATCGAATGGGTATGCTTGGTGCTATTCAGATACCATTTGACCAGATACTGCTTGTAATGCGCAAAGACAAGTTCTACGGTAGATTTGTCAACTATGTTGGTGAAGCTGCTGAGGCTGGTTTTGCTAGTATGTATCTGACTGGTGTTGCTGTCAAAGTTCTTTGCCAGTTTGTACCTGCTGGTGTACAAGGCCGTAATCCATTTACTCGTAAAGATAATCTTTACAATGTTGCGGATTATGATAGATATGCATATCATATTGTAGGTATCGAACAGCCTGCTGACCCTGTTCTTGTTGGTGCATATAATGTACTTATCAAGCAGATTATGGAGGACGCTCGTGCTGCCATTGCTGCCAAGCGTGAGGCTAAAGCTAAAGCGGCTAGTTTTGTTACTACTGCAATGAATGATAACGACATGCCATTCTAATGAACATAGTGCTACTGACCTTCGGGTTGGTAGCACTGATGTTATCAACAATAGTTTTGTTGATGCTGTTGCTAGTGTTCAACATGGAAATGCTCATCATCAACATTAAATAGATTGCAGCAAACGAACTTAACAGTCTGATAAGACTTGTCAATCATAAACTAGCTGTAAGTTCTGATAAGTCTTGTCCTAATATTAAACATTATGAAAGTACATCGTATTATTACTACTATTGAAGTTGAGAATGATAATTCTATAACTTCTGTTGAACTTACTAAACTTTATCCTGATGATGCTGATATTCCTCTTGCTATTACCAATTTAACTACTAATGGTAATGCTGATGCCATTGAACAAGTATATGGTAGTGTTAATAAGCATAGACTTGGTATTGATGGTAAACTAAAAGGTATCGCTCGTATTATTAATAATAGTCTTGATAGCTATGATTATAATGTAGTTACTGATAATAATTCTACTAATGAAATTAATGATGATTTACTCCTATAACATTTTGTTATACTGATATTGGTCATGGAGATTTACTCTCATAACAAAAAGTTATAGAGGTGAAATTAGAGGTGACGAGAGGTATTGAATGTGGAGAAAGAGGATATGGAGATGAATGTGGTGAATGTGGATTTCGTGGAGAATGAAATGGTGGAGATGGATGTGGTTCAAATAGGGTTAAATTGAGGTTGATGGTGGAGATGAGAGTGATTGTGGTAGTGATGAATGTGGAGATGAATGTGGAGATG